GCCAGCGCATAAACATCTTGAACTCATCATCTAACTTGTGCAGCACCAACTGCTGTAATCGTTTACAGTATTCATTGAAACGAAATTCCTGTATCAGTGCTGTGCCCACACGTCCATCATTCAAAGGAGTAGTGGAGTCATCAGGGCCAGTAGGCAGATAAGAACTGGGCACACGCAGACCACGCATCATAAGATTGTTAAAATATTTGAGATCGTCGATCTCGCCCACGGCTTGACCGCCCTGCAGCATTTCTACTTTGGAACCGCGACCTTCTGCTGTCTGTGGGAAAAAGTAGTCTTCGTTGATGCTTAATGGATTGTAGGTAGCATCCAAGATGTTCATTGAGCCGCCGGTCAAGGTAGGTATGCGTCGCTGGTGTATTTCGTTTTTCACGCGCTCGACAAACTGCATGGCTAGATGGCTGGGCATGTTGCCCACATCTATGTAAAACACACGCCGCTCTGGAGCACGCTGTACGCGGTATATCAGGATGGAGTCTTCCAGCAGTTCCTTTTGCTTGTAGACTTTGAAAATGCTTTCTAATATGCTTTGTCCAAATGGCCAGTAAAAGTCTAGACCCTCTGAAAGACTCAAATGCACCACATGTTCAGCAGCAATGGCCGACTCGTTTTGGCTGAGACTAAAACGTGATCCTTGATTGAAAGGATTGCTGGGCACAGTATAGCCTGGCTGTCCGCCCCATGATCCCTGCTGTGGTTGATTGGCATAAGCAGCATCAGTGGCTATGGCGCTGATGGTCAAGTTCTGGAAGTTGGGGTTAATGTCACGCACAATGTACTGCTCGGGACGCTTGCCTTCTGATTCGTTGACGATCACGCGGCTGACTTTGGTCATGTCTACATAGTACAGTTCAAAGGTCTGTGGATCACGTATAAACACTTGATCGCCGTACTTGATCACGTTACGGAACATCTTGAACATACGCTGATCAAACTTGTTAAGTTTGACCCAGGATTGTAACTCTTCTTTTATGATTTTTACTTCGTGATCTGTGGCTTTTTCCTTGTACTTGACATTGAAACTGGTGCCGTTTTGCAGGTTCTTTTGGGTGCTGAATTCTGAAATAATGTCTAGACAGGCATTGATCTGCGCATCAGTGTCCATGGCTTCATACTGATTATATCGCTCGATACGATTGGGATGACCCGAATACACTTCAGGCAAGCGTGACGCATAGTTGCGAAAACCAAAATCTGCGCCGTAATTACGGCTCTGCGCTGTGCTGCCTGATATGGGGCTCATGGAGCCGTCGCCGGGGTTGGCTACTTTAAAGTGTTTTTTCCAAGACATGTGTGTGAGATCCTTGCTATTACTTAGCGGGTTTTACATCTGTACCTGGAGTATTCTGGAGTTGATGTCGTTGCTGGTATTCATTTTATCGTTGATGTTCTGCAGTTTATCTATCATGATAGTCATTTGATCGCCGCTGGCAAAACGATTCAATGCCTGTATCATGGCTTCGGATTTTTGTAATTGTTGCTCCAATACCTGGCTCTGACGATTGATAGATTCATTGATATTGACAAAATCTCTGCTAAAGGACATGTCTGCGGCCCAGTTTCCGCGATCCATGTCTTTAAATTCCACAGGTATCTTGCGATTGTTGGTCAAGGGCACTATGGCTTCCATGCCATGCAGCATGGCTAGATAACCCGAATCTGGGCCTTTTGAAATGCCACCCACTTTGAAACTTTTTATAGCTTCTTCATAGCCGACAGTTGCTTTGTTACTACCGACCTTGTCATAATAACTTTTGCCGCTGGCATCTTTGGGCAAACCTGCCCAAATCTGAGATAGATTCTTGAGAAATTTGTCTTTGCTTATGGCGCCGGCGGCATACTTGTTGTATTGTCCACGATAGATTATCAGTTCATCGGCCAATCGATCTTGCATGGCTTCATCAAATTTGGTGGTCTTGGGGTCTAATCCAGTTTTACGAATCAAATCACGAAGAGTGGCACTGGTAATCTGATATTTGCCCAGTGCGTCACTTTCAAATCCGTTTTTTCGCCCCATTGTTTTTTGTAGATCAAGGATCTGTTCCAATGTCATGTTTGTGAGATCTGCTTTTTTACCACCCACCATTACATTGTAATCACCCCTGCTTTCAGCTCGCCCTATTAATTCACGAACAGCAGCCAAATTAGCTGCTGCCGCTCCGGGCTCTGCAGCACCGCCGGGTCCAGTCATGGGTGCGGTGGGCATAACTGGCACCGTTGACCCATCGGCACCTCTGCGGCCCAAACCTGTGGAAGTTTGAGGTAGCCCCAAAGCTTCGCCAACCCGTGATGCTAGACCTGCCAAAGGATTATCGTTGACTTGACCGCGTTGTCCTGTGATTCCGTTTAGTGTCTCTGAGAAAAATACTAAAGCGTTGGTCGCAGGAGTGACACCCCTCAGGGTAAAATCCTGAAAGACGGATCTAGTTTTTTCGTTGGCAATACGTGCGTCCTGCTGAGCCTCAGCAGCTCGTCCAATGCCTTTTGATTGATTGTCGGTCTGTACTCTTGCCTTTCTCAATGATTCCACATAATCATTGGAAGCTGCGTTCAGAGCAGGAGCTGCTTTGCCAAAAGCATCTTCGAAAATCTTTTGACTTCTAGATAAATCACCAAAGTTATTGGCAGCTGATTTTGCCCCTTGTCCTATCATTTTTACCACGTCAACAATTTCTATTTCACGATTCAATAGTCTTTCTCTAATCTGAGTAGAGTCTATACCAGCCTGGGACAGTAATAGAAATGCTTCTCTAGATTTTTGTGTGTCCCTTTCTCCCGTTGCCAGAGCCTTGATCAATTCAGCTACTTCAGGTCCCAGAGTGTCGCTGGCTTCCACAGCACCGATTTGCCTGATCATGTCATCATAGATGGCATTACCTTCTTCTTCACCTTTTTGTTTGATCAACTGTTCTCTCAACAGTCGTAATCTAGTCTCGCGATTCTGATTTTTTATTGCAGCATCTAACTGTTCTGTCTGTATACCAAATGCCTTGGTCAAAGCATCTGAGGCCATGACCATGTCTTTAAAACCTTGGACTGTTACTCTGGTCTGATTACCCAGTATACTCTGTTGATCTGCGTAAACAGCGAATCTTTTGGCAACCCCGTCGTTGTCTTTGAGAAATCTTCGCAGTGTTTTATTGGTAACTTGATCTGTAGTTCTCAATCGTCCAATAAACTCTGACATACGTTGAGCGCCATCTGCAGCGGTGCCACCAAATCTAGCCAATATTTCTGAATTATCCTTAAACAGTTCTACTGCTTTGTCCAATTCTTCGATGCCATAACCGAGATTGATAATATTGGCGGCAAATCTTTCCATGCCACCAGCAGTGGTCATGCCTACATTGTTGAGACGGAAAAAAGAATCATAAAGTTCATCAGATGTCTTGGCTGTTTCTTTGAAAGCCTTGCCAAAAAGTTTTAATAGTTGACCAGAAGCGAATGTTATTACTTTTATAGGCCATGTCAATTTCCTAGACAACATAGCCAGCGTAGAAACTGTATCTCCGATCGTGGTTGTAAATTCATCTAAAGCACCAGCAGCAGCAGATGCTCCTGTCTGGCCTTTGTACAGCGCAGAACCCAAACTGCCAACCGCACTAGTGGCTGCACCCGCAGCAATCTGCCATTTTCTGCCCCACATCTCGTTGAACTGGGATTCTTTCGTTATCTGTCCAAGAGCCTTGGCAGTTTCAGCAGATACTACTCCAAACTGCTCCATCTCTGAGCGAGCCTGACGCAGAGTTTCCGCCATCTTTTGCAGTTCAGCGTTGGCTTGTTCGGTGTTTATATTTTGTGGATCCATGATTTTTGGCTAATAAGTACCTTTATACTTTATTTATTGGATAAAAAATGACCTCTTTTAACCCGCTTACGCGATATTTTAGACAGCCCACTATTTTTCTGAGACTGCCATCCGACGGACAGCACTATGGTCCCGGTGATCTTGACATGCCAGAAAACGGCGAATTGCCTGTGTATCCCATGACTGTGCGCGACGAGATCATAAACAAAACTCCTGACGCACTGTTCAATGGTTCCAGCGTGACCAGTCTCATTGAGAGTTGCATACCCAACGTTAAAAATGCATGGGCAGTGCCCAGTATAGATTTAGATGCCATGCTGATCGCTATCAAGATTGCTACCTACGGCAAGGACATAGACGTGACTGGGGTATGTACACACTGCAACGAATCTTCAGACTATGTCATAGATCTCAATCAACAACTGGCATTGATAGGAAGGACGCAGTATCAAAAATCTGTCAAGATAGGGCAATTTGAAATACTGTTCAAACCCCTGTCCTTTACAGAAATCAATGCTACCAATCAAGAACAGTTCAATGAACAAAAGTTAGCAGAAGTACTGCCCACAGCAGATTTAACTGATAACGAAAAACTCAAACAGATCAATGACTTGGTGCTGAAGATCACAGATGGAACTATCAAAGCATTGACTGCCAGCATCAGCAGTCTACGCACTG